GCAGGCGCCCCGCCCATGCACATGATCAGTTCCTTTCCTTGAGCCAGCGGCAGTTCTCGCGCCGCAGTTCCACCATGATCACATCGACGCCGCGCCCCCAGCCGTCCTTCACACGGCAAAGCTCGGTGAACCCCAGGCGCAGCGCGAGGCTGTGGAGGTCGGCCCGGCTCTCGGGCACCCACCCCACCACGACGTCCCGCTTCGCCATGCTGAACACGTACCGGAACGCTTCCGGGGCGAGCTTCCTGAAGCACAGCGGCTCGTCGATCGCAAAATGCATCTGCGCCGCGTTTCCCCACCACGTATCGAAGGCGATCATGCCAGCGATGCGGCCATCCTCGTGGACAGCCTCGATGGCTCGGAAGCCGGTGGTGGGGGCGCAGCCGACCCGGTGGATCAACCAGCCGAAGTCTTCCGGCGGAGCCTGACGGACGATCACAGGAAGCCTCCCGCCTCGACCACGATGTCGAAGTTGACGAGGTTGCACCGCGAGATCGTAGAACCCTTCCAAGCCACCCCGATGAACACGCCCATCCCGGCGGCGCCGAAGGTCTGGGACAGCGGGGCGCCTCCCGAGTCCGCTGCGAAGAGGGCCTGATCCCACTTGGCCCCGGTGCCGGAACCATCGTCCCAGGCGTTCGCCGGGAGCGCAGGCTTGGGGAGGGCGGACTGGATCGGAGAGGTGTCGAAGTCGTACCGCACCTCGACTGCCAGGGACGGGAAGGCCCCCTGGGCGACGAGGTTCGCACGGATCAAACCAACCTGCTTCTGGTTCGGGATCCCGCCGCCCTCGAAAGCGGTGAGCCCGGAGAACGTGACCGCGAGGGCGTTGGCCGTCGAGCCGGTGCGGGCCACGTTGTCGATGTACCCCTGCATCACGCACAGGCGCCCATCGGCGGTGCCGAAGTAGAGCGTGCCGTTGAGGATTTCGGCAGAGACGATCGGCAGCCCGGTGTACTGGCTCCAGGCCCCGTTGACGAGCGAGGAAGCGAACTGCTGGCGGGACTCCCCAGCCAGCGGCGGGTACGCGACGATCAGAGTATTGTCCGCCGGGTTCGGAATGATGCTCCAGCCCAGAAGCCCCTTGCGCGCCGCCATGAGCCCGTTGAACAGGTTCCTCACCTTCCGGGTGAGGAACAGGTCGGGCGAGAGCAGGGACCGTCCGGCCGGGAGCTTCGACACCGGGACGATGCCGGTGGAAGAGAGGATCAGGAGGTCGCCGCCGAAGGTGGTGGCGAGGCGCCGCCCGGCGGGCACGCCGCCGAGGTCCCAGCCACCGACCTTGGAGAACGTGCCGATCTGCGAGGGGTCCGTGCCCTGGTAGATGACCACCTCGCCCTCGGTGCTGATCGCAACGAGGAGGTCGTCCATGCCGGTGCCGCCGTCCATCGTCCACACGGCGAGGCAGGCGAGCGTGCCGCCCCGCTTGAACTGCTGGCCGAAGTCGAACTGCGTCGCGGCGCCGTAGATCGCGCCGGTCGCGAGATACCACGCCCGGGTAGACCCTGCCTCCACGAACCACAGCCTGCTCTTGAAGCTGATCACCCAGGCGAAGAGGTTCGGGTTGACGCCGCTGATCTGTCCGACCCCCGCGCCCTGCGCGATCCGGTTGAACCCGGTCCCCGCGCCGTACTGGGCATCGGTGTCCGTCTCCAGGCGGACGTGGTAGCCGTTCACCTCGTCGCAGTACAGCAACGTCCGCACGCCACCGCCGGTCACGTAGGCGAGCCCGCAGCCGTATCCGGCGTTGCCGCCCACCGTGTTGAGGGAGAGCACCTTGATCGGGGCGGCGGAGGAGGCCGTCGTGTTCCAGATCCCGTTGGGCGTGACCGCATACGTGCGGTCATACCCGGCGACGGAGCCTTTGTAGGTAAGGATCGAGCGGACCTCGGCGGCGGCACCGTCCACGCCCGTACACCACTCCGCGAAGCCCATGCGCGGGCGGAGCCCGTTCTCGCCGTTGATCATGTTCACGAGCGCCTGGGCGTCCCCGGGCGGCAACGCGGCGGCGGGATCGACGGTGTTCAGCCCGCCGACAGGAGCCGTGATCGTGAAGGGCTTATGGGTCTGCGGGCGAGGGCGTCGCATGGTCACTGCTCCGCGCGGAAGGAGATGCCGTCGATGGCGAAATAGGGGTTGGTACCAATCTGTGGGACCAACGCCCCCGCAGGCGTCACGTCAACGCGGGCCCCGGTGCCCCCTGCCGTCGTGCCCTGGAAGATCAGGTTGTACGCGGGCCGGTAGCCGACCGGGAGTGTGAACATCGCGGCGGCAATCGTACCGCTCGCCATGGTTCCGCGAAGATGCACGAGGCCAGTCGGATCCTTGTAGAAGCCCGCGGGCGCCAAGCCGCTTCCGTAGTTCACCCACCCGCTCTGGAACGCGGGCTCGCTCGCGTTGCCGACGATGTGCCACGCTTCGCTCGTCGGGTACGCGACGGGCTCGGTGCCGAGGCGCTGAATCGACACCCACTGGTAGCCAGCCGATGCGTCGGTACTGCGAGCCTGTTCCGAAAAGACAGCAATCGAGATCGTATCGCCCGGGGCGAGCGAGAACACCCCGGCACCGTTCAAGAACTGATAGGTGGTCGTGTTCTGTACGTCACCGAGCGCGGCGAAGAATGATCCGTTCTTCAGGATCCCAAGACGGGACCACCCGGTTGCGGCGGCTGCACCCTGCACCGAAAGGCCTGCCCCGATGCTGTACTTTCCGCCCTGTCCCACCGGGACGGTGAACTTCCACGCCGCTCCGGTCGTGACTGCGTTGTTCGTGTCGAAGTCCCGCGTGTCGAAATTGATGATCCCGTAGGCGCCCACCCCGACCGCCTGCGAGGTAACGGTCGTGTAGCGCGCCCCGGTGTCGCCGGGGGAGAACGTCGGCGTGGCGGCCGAGCCGATCCGGTGGATCTGAGCGCAAGTGTATTCGGTCTGGACTACAGGCGCCCCGGTCGCGATGCCCATGTACAGCCAGATGGTGATCACGTCCCCGGCGGCGCAATCAACATCGGTGCTCGCCACGGAGGCCGGGTACGAAGACGCTTGTGGGTTAGCGACGCGCCCGCCGCGCCTCACTTCCACACCATTCTTCCGCACAGAGACGAACGACTCCCAGTTGCCGGTCCCGCTCGTCATGTACGAGGTGGCGAGGACGGAGACGTGGTACTTGCCTGCGTACCCAGCGGGCACCGTGAACGCCCACGTCGAAGCGGGGTTCGTCACCGCGTTGTGAGTGTCGTAGTCCTTGGAGTCGAAGGCCAGTTGGACGAACGTGGCGTTTACGAGCGTCTGGGCGACCGTCTTAATGTACGCGGCGGCAGGGCCCGGGCTGACCGTGACGTTGAGGGTCCAGGACGTGTAGGTGACCGGCCCGCTGAACGCTCCGTTGGCGTCGAACCGGACGGGGAGCGAGGCAGGGATCGTGACCGGGGCCGACACGTAGCACGGCCCATCCACGATCAACGTCGCATAGCGCGTGTCGGCGGCGGCGCGCTGCACCGCGGAGAGATCGTCGGTAACGCCGTCGAGGACGGCGCCAAACTCGCGCAGGCTGACGACGCCCCGGAGGCGCGAGATGAAGCGCCGGATCTCGTCCGCGAGGTTCATCTACTGGCCGTACCCGGTGGGCGGGAGGCTGTTGCTGCCGATCAGCTTCGCGCCGGGGATGCCCAGGCGCGGGCCGTTGAGCGAGAGGATCTGGCCCGCCGCCTGACGGTTGCGCGCCGTGTTCAGGGCCTCTTCCGCCTCCTGATCAGCCTTCGTGGTGTCGAACCCCTTCTCCGCCTTGAACGCGGCCTTGAGCAGCGCCACGAGCAGCACCGAGTCGAAGAGGCAGAAGTCGCCCGCCGCGACCGGGCCGTCCGTGCCGTTCACCGGGCCCAGGGTCTTGTAGTTGTTCGCGGCGAGGGCGTTCGCCTGCGCGGCCGGGGCCACCCAGGACGACGACCTGTACTCCATCGCGATCACGGTGCCGACCGGCGGAGGCTGCGGGTAGAGCACCAGCTCCGTGGAGTTCTGCCGGAACAGCACCGTGATCGTCAGCCCCATCGCCCACGCCTGGACGTACTGCCATTCCTGGGCCGACAGGGGACCGCCGAGTGGCAGCCGCGAGGAGCGGTTCCACCCGGTCTGGTCCACCATGTCGATCCAGTCGGCGGGAAGGAGGTAGGCCCCGGTGTCTCCAGGCTGGACCGTGAACTTCCACTCGGGGCGCAGATGCGCCCACACGTAGTCGGCCGACAGCTTCCGACCGATCTTCGTGAGGAGCCCCGCGAGCTGGCCCCACTTGGGATCGCTGGACTGGTACGGGTCCTGGGTCGTGCCGAGCCCAAGCTCCGTCGCAGCCTGCTTGATCACATCGCCTGCCAGGGGAAACCGGGACACTGCCATGCTCGCTCCTTACCGCCGGGGGGCCGCGACCGGCTTCGGCGGCGCCGTGAGGGTGTCGATCTGCTCCTGCATCCTCCGCAGCGTCTCCTGGAGGGAGGCGTTGACGGTCTTCTGCTCCTCGATCTCCGCGCGGAGCGCAGTCGCGGCCGAGCCCTTCTCGGCGGCGGCGAGGAAGTCGCGCGCCTTCTGGCGGAGGTCGAGGATGGGACCGATCTGGCCGCAGAGCGCGTCGGGGATGTTCGACAGCCCCTCGACCGTGCGAACGTTGAAGTACTTCAGGTCTTCGATCTGGGCCTTGCTCACCACCGGCCACGCCTCCAGCGGCGTGCCCACGAGCCCGTCGCCCTCGCGGTTCCGCTCGACCCAGGCTCGGTAGAGGTGCCCGAACCGGCGCTCGTCGGAGGGCCAGCCCCAGGCACGGTCCACCACCGAGAGCTTGTCGCCCGGGGTCATGATCTTGATGTAGTCCAGCTCCTTGTGGACCGGACGCCCGGCCTTGGCGGTGGCGTCCTCGTCCAGCACCGGGTGCTTGCGGAAGCTGACCATGAGCCGCTTGTCCGCCTCGCGCTCCTTGTCCTGCATGATCGTCTGCTGGTACGCCTCGGTGAAGCCTTCGCTGTCGGTCTGCGGCATCTCTGCTCCTGAGAGGGCCTTATGTAGATCGGGGACCGTGAGCGGCCCTGCCCACGGTCCCCGAGTGTTACATGCGGATCACGTCTGGATTAGCCGTTGCCGCTCCAGGCGGGCCATTCCAGCTCGACGGTCCCGACGTTGTTCGCCGAGGCCGCGACCAGCCGCTCGTAGGCGCCGTCTGCCTTGTTCCCCGCCACGACCGTGCCGTTGGGACGGCCCGCGGTGGCGGTGAGGTAGAGCGGGGTGCCTGCGGCCACGCCCGACGCGACGTTCGCGCCGTCGTGGATCCCGCGCACCATCGCCCAGCCGTACTGGCCTGCGACGGCCGAGCACATCGCGATGCCGATCGAGCCCTTGCCGTTGCCCGTGCTGGCCTGGATGGTGTTGCCAGCGCCGCGATCGATGACCACGAAGTCACCGGCCGTGACCGTGCCGTTGAACTTCACGTACTGGAACTCGCCCACCCCGTAGGCGTTGGGGCCGACGTCCTTGCCGAGCGCGATGTAGCCGACCTCCTGCGCCTGCGTGGCATCGACCCCCGTGATCGCCGCAGCCGGGCCGACGAGCACCCAGGTGCAGGCGTTGTCCACGAGGTACTGCGGGGTCGGACCC